AAATGGTACAATCACAGAAAACTCATCCATTCGATATAAAGAAAACGTCCGACCACTTGAATCAGTTTCTGATAAGATTGCTAAAGTAGCACCTGTACGATATAACAAGAAAGGTGGCAGCACTGAAGAAATTGGATTCATTGCTGAAGATATGGCAACAATATATCCTGAAGTAGTAAAATTTGATGCTGAAGGTAGACCTGATGGTATTAACTATACTCGTCTTTCAGCAATTTTAATTAAAGCTGTTCAGGAATTAACCAACAAAGTAAACGAACTAGAAAAGAAAGCATAAGATATGGCTAATTTAAGGAATACCGTAGTTACAGGATCTCTAAGACTCGCAAGTCATGGAGCGGGTATGGTGCGTACTGATGCAAATGGTACCATCTCAACTGCTGCAATGACGGCAGGGGATCTTCCTTCTCACAACCATGATGACAGATATTATACTGAGTCTGAAATAAATTCTCTTTTAAGTGGTAAACAAGATGCTGCTACCGCTATTACTACTAGCAATATTGGTAGTCAATCTGTAAACTATGCAAACTCTGCAGGAACTGCTGGACAAGTTAGCGGTATATCTGTTTCTAGTTCACAGATGCAATATCTGAAAAATACTTTAGATTCAACTTCTTTACCATATACATGTGATATCTATGTAGATGGTGATGCTAATACATATTATCCAGTACATTTTATTTGGGGAGATCAGGATGTTTGGCGTAGAATTGTTATTAAACGTGGATATAGCGAAGAAGCTCCTTGGGACCCTATTGGAACGGGTGTACACCACGGCGGACTTCTCTTAGACTGGGAAGGAAACTTTGGTGGCTGGGGAGGCGCAGAATACTCCGATAGACTTCGTGTATTTAACGAATCTTATACCAATGTGTGTGCAGATATGTTTATCTACACCCACTCTATGGGTTATGTATTCATGCTTCGTGGAGGTCATGCACTTTATCATATTTCTTCTGACCAACCAATTCGTGGATATCATCAGACTGGTACACCTGATATTGCATATAACACAAGTACTTTATTTTATGATCATTCAAATGTTGGTTATAGAGTATATGCACCAGCACCTGTTACTTCTATTAATTCTTCTAGAATTGATGGTCTTCGTACTAAGAAACAATCTTTATTTGATGGAAGATACCTTCAAACATTAAGTGTTTCCGGTACTAATCTTTCAATATCGGGTGGTAACTCAGTTACTTTACCAACTGGTGGAATTTCTCAAAGTACAGCAGATGGATTATATGTAAAAAAGAATACCTGGGACGGTAATTTATATTTGCATACCGATGGTAGAATTTATGGAACTATATTTTATGATGCAAATAATGATGGGTATTTTGTAGATCCTAGCAATGAATCAAAACTTTATAGATTAAACGTTGGTGGAAGCTCCCATACTCATGAGAATAATGAAGCGGTAATTAAGTTTAAAAATACAGTCGACCAGCATAACTATATTGTCAGTGAGTCATCATCATGGAATGCTTGGAATCAATGGATTAGATATATTGGTTCATATAATACTTGGAGAATTGGTACATATGATGAAGCTCAAGAAAGTGGTGCATCAGTTTGGAGATTAGCCGGTAGAAATCGTTCAAGCAACGGTGAGTTAAACTATATTGTTGCTGGTCCTCGTGGAGCTTGGGGATCTGATGATAGAGTTATTCTATACAATCCATACGCAAGATATGACGGAGGTAGTTATAATGGTGATGGTACTCATCATGCATTATTGCCGGAAAATAAGTGGTGGAATAGTAAGTATTTTAGTTCAAATGGAGATATTTATGGAACTCGCTTTTTAGATTCCAATGATGGAAACTATTATGTAGATCCTAACTCAAATTCATACTTATCAAGACTTCGCGTTGCTGATGCTAGCAATGGAGTATCTCTTAGCGTTGGTAACGGTTCAACTCATGGAGTATATACACTAGATAATGCTAGAAAGTATTTAGTTGTTGCTGCCGATTATTATCCACATATGGCAATCGTTGCTAGTGGTTCAAATAATACAACTCACGGAGCTGTATTATCTTTTGTTGGTTCAGAGGGTGGTTCTTTTAGACAGTGGAATCTGGGTATATCAAACAATAATCCGTTTTTGTTTAGTATTGGATATAACAGAACAACTGATCCTAACCCTCACTATGGTGTTGGTGATGGATGGTCTGGAGATGATAACAATCACGCACGTTTAAGTATTGATAGAGACGGTAATACCAAGATTCGTGGTATGCTGTATGTCAATGGTACAAGCGGTGGAATATCTACTGGTAGTGCTGTTCTTCATGCAGGTAACTACTCATCGTATGCATTACCACTATCTGGTGGTACATTAAGTGGTAATTTAAACGCATGGAGCGGTATCGTAAGTTTAAATAGAATTAACTTTACAACTACCGCTGGTAGCCAAGCAAGTGATCCTTATTGTATTCGTTGGATAGATGAAAACTCAGCAAGAGGAGCTGGTTTAAGCTGGTTAGAATTTCAGCTTAATGATGATAGTAATGAAGAGATCCGTATATATGGTAACTCTTGCGTAGGACATGGATGCGGACCAATTTCAGATAACTTATATCATAGATTTAGAGCAGACGGATATGCTTGGCATGCTGGTACATTACAAGCAGATGGGGATATGCGTGCCCCAATCTTCTACGACTCTAATGATACTACTTACTATATGGATTATAACTCAACTACTTCGGGTGTGTTGAGAGGTAATCTTATTTTTAACGATTATGGTGCAGGTGTAGTTGGTACATATACATCTACTAGATATCAAGGTGTATTTGCAATGGGTAATGCTTATAAATTACCTATTGATGGAACTAGTACTGGAAATCTTTATGGTATTGCTTGGACACATACAAACGTAGGAGGACAATCTAAATCTGGATTAGATCACCAAGCGTTGTTTATGATGAATGGTATTACGCAAACAGCTATTGGAACAGGTATCTGGACTAATGGACTTATTACTACTACTTCACACGGTACTTCAGCTAACTGGAATACGGCTTACGGTTGGGGTAACCATGCGAGTGCAGGCTATCAAGCTGCATCTACCGCAATTACAACAAGTAATATTGGATCTCAATCTGTAAACTATGCTGGTAGTGCAGGTAATGCAGACACAGTAGATGGATATCATGAATCTGCATTCTGGAGAAATGGTCAAGATAGAACAATTGGTGTACTTAGGTTTAGTGGTGAGGGTGGAAATTCTGGAAATGCGGCACACGCATATGCAATTTTTCAAGAAGGTGGAGATTGGAGTCATCCTTACCCTGACCTAAGAATAGCATTCCATACAGGTATTAAACTTGGAGCACACTCTAGTTATAATGGTATAAGATTCTACACAGACTACGATATGAGTGGTCAAGTTATGTCTGTGAATAATGGAAGTGACCCGTTAGGTGGTGGTAATGTATATGTAAACAACTCTCTTCAAGCAGGTAGTTCACTACGAGCTCCTATCTTCTACGACTCAGATAATACTGCATATTATCTAGACCCTAATTCAACAACATCAGCTATATTTAGGGGAAGTGTTGGTCTCAATAATACTTCGCCTATTAATTCTAATTGGGGTAATGCTTCTAATACTACTCAACTATCAATATATGGTAGTAATTATGGTTTAATAAATCTTAGAGGAGATAACGGCGGGACCGCTAGAACCTTTTCTATGGGTGTTGGTGATCAGCAATTCTACATGTGTTATGACAATACCGCAGGCAGACACAATATTACTGTAAATAGTTCAGGACATGTATCAATAGCAGTTGACGTTCGTGCACCAATATTCTATGACTCTAATGATACTAACTATTATTTAGACCCCAACTCAGCTGGAACAGCACTAAGAATTAACGGTGGTATTGTATCAACAGCTGGTAATGGCGCTGTTCTTTTAAAGCACGAGAATTCTGAAGCTAACGCTTGGATTTTTAGGGAGAACGCAGCGAATTGGGGATTGTTCTGGTTTAATGCTGGTAGTCAAAGTGGTCAAACAATAGGTTCTTATACCACGGTTGGAGCTGAGTTGTTCGGTATGAACAACGCTGTGACTGGATTTAATCCTAATAGTGCTTGGTCGGGGACCGACTCTAGCACTCGTGCTGCTTGGATGCTATCTAACTACAGTGGCTACTTGTGGACGCAAGGCACTCAGTATTCACAAACTGATATGCGTGCTCCAATATTCTATGACTCTGCTAATACAGGATATTACGGAGATTTTGCATCAACTTCTCGTATGAATATTATACGAGCTGATAAGGTTCGTGGTGATACCAACGGTGACATGGGTTCTTCTGGTTGGTGGGCACACGACCCATACGGTTACGGTTGGGGTCAACCACATGGTTCATTCCGTTCATTAGAAGTTTCTTCTTCAGGAAACTTTAGTACAGAACCAGCTATGTTCCGCATTCATCAATGGGGGTCTGGTGCTGCTGAGTTTTGGAAACCACAGGGTACTATTTTATATTTAAGAGAAACACCGGGTGGTGGTAGTAGTTGGTTTACTAAATTTGAGGTTCAAGGTTCTCTTCAATCTAATAACCTATTATTCCCTAATGGTTTTCAAATAACACAGGGTGGTTCTAACTACGGGGTATTTAATTCATGGGTAAGACTTGACGGTCACTACGGTTTTTATTCTGGTACAAATAGTGCTCACCTTTATCCTAATAACAATAGCTATGGAGCGTGGAAAATTTCAGGAGAAAGAAACGGATGGAGGGGGTTACATTTTGGTGAAGGCACAGGTATAACCCTTATGATGAATGAGGGTGAGTTTGGATTCCACAGAGAAGGTGTAGGATGGGTAGGTAGATTTACAAGTGGTACAGGTCATTTCAATATATCAGGTAATGCTACTACTGCTACTACTGCTACAACAGCAAATGTTTCTAAAAAAATACAATCTGATTATCAAGAATGGGATTTTGGTTGGGGTTCACATACTGTAACAACTCCAATGTCTATTAGTATATGGGACAACTATACTCAAGGAGGAGCACCTAGTGGTTATGGAACTATAGTAGATATGTATGGTTTAAGTGGACACCAGCAAGACCAATTCTATTTCTATCAAGGAAATATACTACATAGATATGGGTGGTATGGTAATAATAACTGGAATGGTTGGTATAATGTTTTAACTTCAAACAGCCATCCATATCCTTCTAACATGAATCAGTATGTTAGAACTTCGGATGCTCCTACATTTAATGGAATTTACACAAATGACTGGTTTAGAGCAAACGGATGTACTGGACTATATTTTCAAAGTTACGGTTATGGATTAAGAGCACCTGAATGTGAAGGTAATTCATACGGTAACGTTGCAACTTATGGAACTGGTAGAAATGGTTGGAGTGGTTACGGGATTGGGTCGCAGTTTGTCATTATGGGTAGAGTGGGTACTGATCTTGGTTTGCATGATAATAATTATGGCTGGGGATGGTATTGGCACACAGGAAACAGAAGCTTAGGTATAGGTGAATCTACTACATCAAGTAGTTATAAACTTTATGTAACAGGTGCAATTTATGCAACAGGAGATATTGTAGCTTTTTCTGATAAGAGAAAGAAAACTGACATTATTACGATTGAAGACGCATTATCAAAGGTTAAAGATATGCGTGGTGTTTTCTATACCAAAATTGATGAAGCTCATAAAGGTAGACAGGTTGGTGTAATTGCTCAGGAAATGAACGAAGTATTACCTGAAGCTGTAACATATGCTGCTGATGTTGATGAATATGGTGTAAAATATGGTAACATAGTGGGTGTTCTCATTGAAGCTATCAAAGAGCAACAGAAACAAATTGAAGAACTTAAAGCTAAGCTTGCATAAAAATGGCACTACCTTGTTCTGGTCAAATAGCAATGTCGCAGATAAATACTGAACTTAATCGTTCAGCTTCTGCTACTATATCCCTTGATGCTGCTGAAAATGGGGACTACGGTGCTATTAATCAGAATAGTGCTTCTAGACCTAATGCGTCTAATCCGGCAGCTATGAGTGAGTGGCATTGTTATAATCATAATGCAGCAGCATGTAATGCACCAGTCATTACAGGGTCTGACAGAACCAGTACTTCAGCTATTCTTTATATTCAATACGCTAACTGTGACATAATGGAGGTATTTTATAGCTCAAATGGAGGTCAAACCTGGACTCAAGAAGGTAACGTCGGTTGTGTATCAACCAAATATGTGTACAACTTAGCACCATCTACAACTTATCTTTTCAGAGTTAGAATTAGATGTGCGTCATCAGGTCAGTATAGTGCATATAGTAGTATTCGCTCAGTTACCACTTGTCCTGGATCTGATACATTTGTTACTTCAGGCTGCGAAGGATGTGATTACTTTGAAATATATAATGATGGTACTTGTGGTACATACAGAGTAAATTATCCTAATCATCCTACTTGTGGTTGTGATGGAGAAGTCGGTGGTTTTGAATAAAATATTTAAACTTGGAGAGTTTAATAAAATTTTGTATATTATAAATGTAGAACTTACCTAAAAACTTATATAAAAATGGCACTTAAAATTACAGCTCAAATTGGTACAGATCAGGGTATTACCAGTGAAGCTTATGTGCGTATTATGTCTTACCAAATTAATAAAATTGGTAATGCATATTTCAGCATTCAGCTTTTTAAATCTGAAGAAGACGCTACAGAAGTATCTGCTTCAGGACCCTTAGGAATTGCTGGTCCAGTAGCCCGCAATGCACAAATTGGTGATAGCTTGATGGTCCCTATGACAAAAGTGATTACAGTTACACAAACTGTAAAACGCACTGTTCCTGAAGAGCAGGAAATCAGTGAAACTATTACCCTTCCTCCTTCAGAAGAGGGTGGTGAATCTACAACTCAGACAGTTACAAGAACTCAAACTGTTTATGTAGAGAAAGATGTTGAAGAAGGTATTCAAAAAACTGTTCCGGATCTTTCTGGAGCTGAAGGAATTGACATCTTTGAATTCGGTTATTCTAAGCTTAAAGAGAAACTCGTAGGCATCTTTGGCGCAGAGAATGTAGATGATTGCTAAAAATGGCAGCAAAGAAAGGATTACTCGGTTCTAATAAGGCTGCTAAAGTAACTTTCGGTAAGCGTAAGCTAGGAAAGCATGCAAAGAGCTTTAATAAGCACAACCGCAAAGAAAAAAATTATAGGGGTCAGGGCAGATAATACCCTAATTCTTTGTTTTAATTGTAGAACTCTTGTATATTTGTAGAGTTAACAAATCCAAAAATACGTATATGGAAACAGTAAAAACCAGTCTAACTCTGGAAGAGATTCTCTTCCTGGAAGCGGAAATTGGCGGCGTTGCTAATGAAACAGGAATTGTTTCTAAAGGATTGCTCCAACACAAGCTTTCAATTGCCACAAAGTATCACTTAAATAAACTCTTGACTTCTCTACAAGAAGATAAGAAGTATATTGGTGAACAGCGTAATGAACTAATTAAGTCTTTGGGAACAGAAACTGAAGACGGATCTTTTGAGATTAAAAATGAAATTGATGGTGTAGTTAATCCCAACATTATTGAATTTCGTAAACAGATGGATGAACTAATGAAAACTGAACGCGAAGTTGAACATATTAAACTTAGCGTAGATGAATTCAAAAACATTGAAACTGAATCGAACTTTACAGTTCTTTTCAAGTTGTTTGGTTGATTTATAGTGATGTATTAGTAAGTGGACCCCCTCGGTGATGCAGCCGGGGGGTTTTTTATTCCACTAATTCTAACAAAACATGGGCATCAAAATACAGTAACAGCAAATTGCTGTGTCTCAGGAGTTTCATCTCCATCAAGTATACGTTGACAGTAATTAGCTAAAATAGATGTAATAATTTTATGTGAATCTGCTTTTTGGATAAAGTACTGACACTGTTTTAAGTATGTGTGGTTTGATGCTTCATGCATATAAAGATCTGTTGCTTTCATTACAATATCCCAGTTAAACTCAGGATACTCACTAAAAAACCATATAAATCTTTGCATAACATCACGAGGATTACCCCTATGTGGACCTCCTGCAGGAAACTTATTTCGGTACTCGGTTATCTTTGGTGCCCATTCTTCTTTTTGAGATGTACTTAGCGCTTGTTTTTTAAGTTTTGCACTCAGTATTTTTTCCATTTCTTCTACAAAAGCTAAACCTTTTGCTGTCAACTCAAACTTTCTTGCTTGAACAAAATTGTCTTCATCACGAATTTCTACTTGACGAATGAATTGTCCATCAACTAATTTACTATACTCCGCCATATCTGGGAAGTACGCTCTATAAGAAACATTCTTATAGATTGAGTATAGTACACACCATGCGTTTGGTGTTATACCCGATTTAAATAAATGATTAAATAACTTTTCTTGTAGTACCATAGGTATATAAATTTAGTTTTTTAAAGAAACTTGAGGTTATACAACATAACCTCAAGCTCTTATGAAATTATCCTGCACAGGATTCACAGCTTAAAATATCCCTTGCAAACTCTTGAGCAGCGTTTTGACCCAGTTGATAATAAAGAGTCTTGACACCAATTTCGTGAGCTTTTAAAAGAATAGTATTAATGTCCCGTGTAGGCGTTGCAGGATGGATCATCAAATTTAATGATTGTCCTTGATCAATAAACTTTTGTCTTTGTGAAGCTTGTATAATAATTTCCATCTGTGAAATTTCCATAAAGGTTCTAAAGACTAGTTTCTCTTCTTCTGACAAGAAGCTTAAGTGTTGAACACTACCGGCTTTTTGTAAAATAGATTCCCATACATCCATTGTGTCTTTACCTTTTTCAGCAAGAAGTTTTTTTAAATAAGGGTTTTTAACTGCATGTTTAACTTTTGCTGTCTTTTTGATATAGTAATTAGAAGTATAGGGTTCAATAGATTGAGATTGCTGTCCCATAATAAAGGATGAAGATGTATTCGGTGCTACAGCAGTTAATGTAGTATGCCTTCTACCATAACCTTTTAGTGCTTCAGGTTCTCCGTAAAGTTCTGCCATTTCTTTTGATGCAGCCCATGCTTGATTCTGAATCGTCTGAAAAATCTGAGAATTCAAAAACTTAGCACGAAGGGACTCAAATGCAATCATATGACTTTGCAAATAAGAGTGATATCCTGAAGCACCGATACCAATAGCACGGTGTCTTTCAGCAAAGCGTATTGCTCTAGATATAAATGGTGTTTCTTTATATCTATCAATAAACTCCTGCAATACAGCATCTGCTATATATACAGCAACTCTGACAGCATCGGTATCTTTCCATTCATCAAATTTAACCAGGTTCATTCCAACCAGGTCACATACAAAGGATTCCTCTTCTGTTGAAGGAAGCAGAATTTCTGTACACATGTTTGATGAATTGATTTTAGCACCAGTATCTTTATAGACATCTACAGTGTTATTGTTTACGTTATCTGTGTAAAAGATATAGGGAAATCCTGTACGGTTTCTGGAGTCAATAACCATAGCCCAAAGCTCGCGTTTGTCAATATCTCCAGCTTTCATGTCTTCTAACCATTTGTCAGTAACACAAACACCAAAAGGAAAACGCTGTAGTTTATGACCTTCCGCGTTAATCCGTAAGAAATCTTTGATATCGCCGTGTGTAATATCCAGGTAAGCAGCAAATTCTCCTCTGCGAACATTGTTCTGAGAAATTACATTTTTGGTAGTATCAAACATTTGCATAAAATGTACTGCACCGTAAGTATCCCCTCCAGTAGAAATCTTACTACCAGCAGGACGAATATCACCAAAGTACCCCGATGTACCGCCTCCGATTTTACAAAGCATCCCTACTTCAGCATTACCTCTAATAATAGATTCAATGCTGTCACTGACGTGCGTGTTAAAGCATGAAATGCCGGAACCTCTTCCAGTTCCAGCATTGCTCCATACGGGTGATGGTAATACATAATATCCATTCTCAATATATTCTTTTACCTTACCTCTAAGTTCTTGACTATTATAAGTGTCACCTACAAGTTTAGCGATTGAGTCAATTCGATCATAGATTGTACTATCATTGTGAAAATACCCTCTCCCCATAAACTCCTCACTTAAGGGAGTATACCAGTCCATTTTTGCCATATTAAAATAAATCTTTACTTGTTATTGATTTTTGAAACTTAGTGTAGTTCGTACCTTGTGTGTTAAAGAAATCATTACGCACATATCCGTAAATAGCTTCAACCATCCAGTAAAGCTCAGATAATACTGTTTCGTTTATTTCGAATAATTCCTCACCTCCAATAGCAGTAAGGGAGTTGTTAAAACGATTTTTTATAAACTCGACTACGGCTTTTTTAGATACAGTGTCAATTTCACCCTCTTCAAATATCCAGTCAATGATTTTCACCTCAGCATCAAAAGCTTTTTTGCATGCTCGATAGATTTTTTCATAAAAATCTTGGTCAAACCATTCAGGATACTCTTTTTTAATCAGATTAATGACATGCATGCCTAGTTGAGCATGAATGATTTCTTCTTTCATAGTAGCTTCAATAACTGTATCTACTTCTTTTAGAAGATTCTTTTTCTCAATAAACGACTTTACAATAGCAAACTGACTAAATAGAGATACATTCTCAATAAACATTGAAAACAAAGCTAGGTTTAGGGTATAAACCTGTTTTGCGTTATCACCGCTGTTTTTTAAGTACTTTGTTAGGTATTCAACCCTTCCACCAATTACAGGATTTTGTAATAGTAAATCAAATTCGCTGTTAAAGCCAAGTACTTCAAGAAGCTTAGAATATGCTTCAGAGTGAACTACTTCATTTTCAGCAAACGTAATACCTACAGAATTAAATTCTGGTTTAGGGATGTGTTCACCCAACTTAGCCCAGAAAGTCTTAACGCTAATCTCAATCTGAGAAATAGCAAGAAGAGTTCTTTTAATAGCTTCTTTTTCTGAGTCAGAAAGCTTGTGTTTAAAATCATAGGCGTCACTGTCAAAGTTGAATTCTTCAACGTCCCAGCGACTGTGTTTAATTGCATCCCTGTATTTTATAATTTCAGGATACTCATACGGCTTAAAAGCAATACGCTTGTCAAAAATTCCCATATTCTTAGAGTTTTGTTAGTTGCATATAGAGACAAAAAGACCTCCCACGTCCTATGAAACTGAAGGACATGAAGGGTCAATAAATAAATCGGAGTTACATATATAATTTACAAAGTTCTACAAGAAGTCTCGTTCGTTTGTGCATGAATTTTTCCGAATTTTTCATGCGTAAACCACAAATACTTCTGTTACAGTACTTTGAAATCATAGGGGTAAATTATTCTTGGTAAAGGTCTACAAAGTAAACGAATTTCTTGGAGAAATAGAAACTATTGGGTATATTTTATATGAGGGAGGTGGTAGAATTAATCAGTTTTTTTAAAAAATCTATTTAAAATCTACCATGCAAGATAAAGAAAGAGTAATCAGCACTGTCAAAGAGTGGGCTAGTCCAATGCTTATTGGACTGGTTGGTATCCTATTGTGGAGGGATATCACTGAGATGCGTACTGACGTTAAGACACTCCTAACAAACGAGAGTGCCGATCGTGTTAAAATTGAACAGCTGGAATCAGATGTATCGATGCTGAAGAACTATTTATATAGTACTCCAAGTAAATTTCCTGTTGGACCTGCTCAAGAAGTCCCAGACGAAAGATCTCAGACTTACTATATTAAGCCTGAAAATGAGATTGACTTTAAAAAGAAATAATATGCTTGACTTTTTCAAAAAGCTAATTAGAGACGATAATGACATCAACGAAAAGACTTTTGTTGGTCTAGTAGCTTTAGCTGCTTGCGTTATTGTACTTATTGCTGATCTAGTTACAGGTTTAATCGGAAAAACCTTAAACATTCATCAGTATGTATTTGATGGTTTTTTGATTTTATGCGCTGCGGCGTTGGGAATTGGTACTCTAGGTCAAGTTATGAAAAGACCTATTAAGAAAGAAGAAGAAAAGCAAGACCCTGAAGTATAACTTATTAAAAACCATATGAATAAATTTTATTTAGCAGTAATAGGTGTATTAGTATTAATTATTCTATTACAAAGGTCCTGCTCAGGACCAAGTGTCACAGAACCGGTTAGTGTTAAAACTGAAATTGATACTGTGTACATTACTAAAGACTCTTTGATAGTTCGCAAAGTACCTAGAATTAAAAGAGATACCACATATCTACCAGGTGAAACTAAGTATTTACCTGACACTAATTATGTGGTATTAAAAAAGCAATTCCAGAACCTTGTGAAAGAGCATACAGCATTAAATATTTATGCTGATACTTTAAAACTAGATTCTCTAGGGTATGTCTTTGTTGTAGACTCTGTTCAATTTAATGCATTAAAAAACAGAATTTATGACTACAAGTATACTTTACCTGTTGTAAAAGAAAAGACAACAGTAGTCCAAAAACGCAATCAGGTGTACGTAGGGGGTGGAATCTTTACAAACACCGATTTAAATACTCTGGGAGCAGAACTAAACCTGTCTCTTAAAACAAAATCCGATAAGATTTACTATTTAAACGGGATTATTATTCCTGAACAAGGTCCTTATTTTGGTGTCGGTACTCAGTGGAAACTTAAATTATCTAAGAAATGAACATCAAGCAGATAGAATTTCCTGCAAGTCAATACATGCAGGATGTATTTCCTAAAAAGCAAATTTATCTTCACCATACTGCTGGTAACTCAAGCGGTGAAGCTGTGTTTAAAGGATGGGCTGCAAACACTGAAAGAATTGCAACATGTGTATCTATATCAGGACCTGGAAAGTTATCTGTAGATGGACAGATTGTACAAGGATTTTCATCAAAGTTTTGGGCTTATCATTTAGGTCTCAAGCAAGATATTTTTACAAAACATAAAGTACCTTATCAGAGTCTGGATAAGATTTCTATAGGTATTGAGATTTGTAACTGGGGTCAGCTTACTCTTAAAGACGGTAAGTATTACAACTACGTTAATAAAGAAGTACCTGCTGATCAGGTGTGTCAGCTTGATAAACCTTTCAAAGGTTATAAGTATTTTCACAATTACACAGATGCACAAATTGAGTCTACTAAGGAGTTGCTTTTGTTGTGGAAAGAAAAATACGGTATTCCTATTGACTATAAAGATGATATCTGGGATATTACACCGCGAGCTTTAAAAGGTGATGCAGGTGTTTTTACACATAACTCTGTTAGAAAAGATAAAGTGGATGTTTACCCTCATCCTAAACTTATTGAGATGCTTAAATCTCTTTAAGTTAGCGACTAGTATATAAAGAAAACCCCTCATTATCGAGGGGTTTTTTTATTCTGCAGCTTTTAAAAAAGTATAGTTTAAGGGTTTACCATCATACTTATCTAAAAAGTTAAGTAGTATTGTAAGCTCTGCTGTCTGTGCATAATCTAAAACTTTACCGGGTTTATTTTTCCAATTGATTTTATAACCATCACCTGAATTTAGAGCTTCTAACACTTTAGTATTACGTACATGCTCTGCCCAGTTAGTTGAATCAGAATATTTCATGATGACAACATCTTCATCATAAGGGACCTCAATTACGTATTCTATATCATGCTGGTTTAATCCACCCATGACGTAGTAGATTTGTTTTTTCATAGTTTAAATCTTAAAAGAAACCTTCATTATGAGAATGATACTCATCCTCTGGTACATTTAAATTGTAAAGTTTGACAATATCTTTTACTTTTTCAACAAGTTCTCCAAGACCACCTTCGTTTACTAGGTAAATGTCAAATTCAAAGTTATCTAGACTTGTTTCCGAAGCATGATCTGATTTTACTTTAGTATTGTCTCTTACCATTCTAATTAGTAATCCTCCTCGTGATTTAATTGCTACAGCTTCGTTAGGGAATCTTACGTCTGTTACAATCCATTTGGAAGAACTACTGTAGCTATTAAAAAGAGCATTAACCCAGGTATTATCATGAAGTCCTTTTCGCATAGCATCAGTACCAAGCTTTTGTAAAAACTCTCGTATAGACATTAAGTTATTAAATTCAATATCTCTGAAAGGATCTATAGTATTTAAAGGAGTGTCTTTACTTACTGAACCCCATTCTGGTCCTAGCAATGCTTTTTTAAACTCTTGGTCTTCAAATTTGTACTCAGGAATACCTGTAAGTATAGATGCTATAGACTTTAGTTTACCTGCAAACTTTTTAATTTCCCACATCTTTGCAATGAACTTATTATTGTTGGTATAGAAATGTTCTATTGTTGATGTAGAAAAATCAGGATAACGACAAATAATGTTGATTAATGTAGCAACTGTGTCTTTACCTGTACCAATTTTACCAGAAATACCAATAAGGTTTGGTGATTTATTCATGTTTACATAAAGATTTAAATCGTGATAACAATGCAGATTTTGAAATTTGAATTTTGTATTTCATTCTCAAATAGCGTCGAACTACATAAAAAGAAGTGTGTTTTCTCTTTTTAGAAAAAAACGATTGAATAGATTCTATAATAACATCTTTCATGATTAAAAAAATAATGAGGGGTCACAAGGACCCCTCTAATTATTATTTACAATAAAATAGTAGTTGAATCTTCAACTGGTATTTCAATAACTGATCTATCTGTATCGGCAAAAGCTAATTCTGTTTCACCAACAGTACTAAGCTCATGCATATACTTTGTACGATGACTGCTTAAGTCTAAATACTCTGCAAAACGATCGTGAATTGCATAGTGGTCATCCATCCAATTAGCTGGATGAGACTCTTTAAGAGCTAATGTTATGTGATTGTATAAAGCCCAAGCTGTATCATCATGAACACCGTACTCAAAAGATGGTTTTTCCATCTCTTTACGAACAATATTCATTTGAAGAGTTGTCAAAAGCTTATCGTCAAAGAATAATTGACCTAATAAGTTATACTTATCAGCTTTATTCAAAGTCTTATCTTTTAACTCATCTTTTGCTTGAACTAAAGTACCCCAGTAATCATCAGCATTTTTCAAGTAGTCACTAATCACACTACCAGATAGAATGTCAGCGTCTCCTTTATGGACACGTTTAAAGAAACCAAACTTACCGTCGCTTACAAACATTCCGTTTAAGCAAACTCTTACCATAGCACCAATGGTGAAACGGAAAGCAAACTGCTTGTTGTAAGAGTTCATAAATGAAGCAGTAAGTTCAATATCAGGATCAGACTTATAGTTAATCCTGTAGTTACCAATAGCGACTTGTCCGTTATTGGTGCTGCGGTAGTCTTCCGCAGTAATAATAAATCCGGCTTTACCAATTTCTTTCCGGACCTGACTAATTACATTTGAGTGCATAATGGGCGTGTAACTATCTGTACGCGCCGGTTGTTCTGCTGTAATGATTCGATTATATGCATCGAATCCGTTTACGGTTCTTTTCATATTAAAATAAACTAAGTTGCTTGTTAGAATTTACTAGAGGATTAGACTCCTCAATTTTTGCTATTTCACGATAGATTTTGTCAAGATAGAAAGACTCATCTATATCATAAGTATTCCATTCTTTTTCTTCAAATACATTGAAAATGGATTGCATCCATTTACCACTTTCTAATTGTATTTCTCTACCGTCAGAGCTGCATTTAATAATCTTTACACCATGCTTGCTGATGTAATATCTTACAAGATTTTGTAAATTATTTTCAATGTAGCATCCGTCAATGACTTTTCGTTCCACGAAGTGCCAGTCACCTTTAATTTTTGCACCTGCACAGTAATCATAAATATTCTTATTAGATACTAAATAATCTTTAGGGTCTATACCTTTAACAAAATATGCATATAATGCTTTAGGTACTACCTGATAAGATTTGTTTTTGTGCAGTGCTAGATTAGAAAACTCAAAACGACCTTTACATTTTGGTTCTTTACCCTCTTTTTTATACATCGCGATGTAATTGTTTACATCTGATATAATCATCTTTCTGTACTCATCTACTTCCAATTCAAGATTAGTCATTACTTCCCAATCTTTGCATATCTGCTCAAACATTGCTTTATATTCTTTGGGTATTAAAAATTCACAACCATCTGTATTTTGCATAATAGCAACAGAATTAGGAATTTTAGTAATAACCATTTCATACAACATACTCAGTAAAAGCTGTCCGTTGATGGTAATTCTAAATGTAAACATGGGGTCATACAAGAAAGAATAAACATTCTTACTCAAACCATATGTGGAGTTTAGAATAATCTTAAAAAGATAATTTAGGGTAGAACCTTTAGGATACTTTTTACGCTCTTCAAAGAACCACTCATATAATTCACAGAACACGTCGTTCTTTATATGAGCTGGACTCCATTTATTGCGTATAGCTAGATTAGGATAAAATGAAGTAACATCTGCTGTCACAAGAATCATATCGTCTGTTGCCTCGTATATACCGGATTTAGCACAACCGTGTAATCCGCCGAGACCATATACTGTTTCTACTTGTTTGTAGTGCATTGTATATTTTGGACCTTTACTTTCTGTGTCAGAGCTGTTATCTTCTCTGATATCTACTGTTAGGTTTTTAAACCAATTAAACATAGCTTTAAATTCCGGGGTATGGAATTCAATGTATGGAAGCAGTATATCGCTGATTTTAATTTTATCTCTGCTAGTTCTGTAACCTCTGATAGTTCGTTTTTCCTGACCAAGACGTTCACTTAAGAAGTGTAAGAACATTTCTTTACTGATTCTAGGCTCTGAAGCACTGTATAGATTAATACCATACTGCTTACTAAGCTCAGATCGTAAACGGATTTGTTCTTTCATTACTTCTACACCATTCTCATCTTTGTAATGAAATATGTTTTTTGTAGAAGCAACATCATTAATACAATAACTCACAACATTGTCCAGTATTTTATTTGTTAATACCGGTTCTGTATGCTTATGTGGCATTTCCTGGACATTTTTCCAGTCTAATGAGTATTGTATCCACTTTAAGCTAGATCTCTTTGCAGGATTATCCCAGTGATTGAGCTTAAATATGTCAATCACTTTGATAGAAAAGTCTTCCTCTCTAAAATCGTGGAATTCGTTGTTCCTAGACTTATTAATAACCACTCCTGCATACTGAGAAATTAGCATAGTGACTTCATCACTTGTACCTTTCAGTATAGCTTCACGGTTAACTAGGATATATTGCGTAATCTGGGCGTCAAAAGCAATATTATTGTAACCAAAGTGCCAGCTGTCGCTTACAATACATTCATCTAAAAATTTTATAAATGCTGCTGCGTCATTTCTTTCACGGTTGATTACAAATACTTTACGTTCATCCCGGTCATACGCTTCAAAAACTGCTATGAAACAATTAGTAATTGTCTCATAATCCATTATCCAAAATGTACGATTCATAGACGCGGGATAAAACTATTGTAATCACTTATTATAATCTGTTTCGATTGCTGTTTTAATAACAGGATTATCGGGGTTTACTGCAAAGTGGTTTACAAAAGTTTGAATATCCGATAAGTCTTGGATATAGTACTCGTAATATGCTTCCATGATACGACGCTCTTGAGCATAATCAGTACCACGCACCTGAATTAGCTGACCCTTATCATTCAACTTAGGTAGCATTTGCGGTTTTTCTTTTACACTTGAACTGATAACAGCAAGTGTTTTTTCACGTGGATCAAAGATTACATCAACATAAGGACAGTCGATGTTAATAGGAATCATTCGGAATGTCGGTACACCGTTCCATTCCATAGTTGTTACAAGCATTGATTTTTCTGCCATGACATTGGTTTTTTACAAGTTCTACAAATTTAAATTTCTTTTACAAGTTCTCCAAAATAATCAACTGTCTCAAGAGATAAAGTTTCTTTATCAAGATCTGGTGGGGAACATAATTCACCTACATATTGGAGATCTTCTTCGTCTACACCCAGCATTTCAGCATATCTTTTAAAGTGCTTTTTTGGTATTAAAAAGCTTTCAACATATGCCCATTCTGGAGTATTATGTCCAAAGTGATTAAGTATTAATCCTCTAGGATGCGATTGGACTTTTGAATATTGACCTTTTAATATATTCTTGTAATCTGCTTTGTGATAAAACAGGTCAAAGACATATATATTTTCGGTCAAGTCTTTTGAAGTGTAAAAGGAATTAAACATTCTATTTTTCAAAAGAATATTTAAATGAAACTGTTTCCACTCATCAGAATCATCAACCTTGTAAACTGCAATAAGCTTGCAGTCTTCAGGTTTAAACTTACCATCCCAGGCAATATAAGTATTGCTGGGACGGTAAGCTGCCTTTCTGCTTATCCCTATAAGAGGATAGAGAAATACCTTGGATTTTTGAAAATACGTTTTATAAAGATCTTGAATCATAGCTCTACTTCGTGGTTTACTGCAAAAATGTAGGGTAAGTCAAAATCTCTATTGTTAAAATGGTAAGATGCTTCTTCCAATTTAGTGTTGAGATTATTGACCCATTCAAACATAGTTTTGTAAGAAACCTTATATGGAGCTACTTGCATCAAAGAGTCTACTACAATAAATCGAAACTCTACATCATACCCATATTCTTTAGCTAGTGTATTAGTGATCAAGGTATAATACATTGCTGCTTGGAGATCATATCGGTAATAATCAATTGAGTCTTTAAAGTTTTGTATGTCTTTTGAAGACTTCTTCAAATCGTTTATACGAATTACTTTAGCATTATGATCAATCACAAGATTGTCGATAAAACCTTTAAGATCAAATGGTAAATGCTCAGCCGGAAGGTGAACATAAAACTCATTTAAAACTTGAACTTTATCAAAAGGATCTACTGATAAACCCATTAACTTATTAATTTTAGATTTTGCTTTAATAGTTTCAACTACTTGTTTAGCAAAGTCTAATTGATTGTCATCAATAATACTTCGACCATCTGCATTTAAGAGATAGTTCCAATACTCAATGTTTTTATCAATAATGATTTTTTCTAACCTTTGGGCGTCTGTTTTAAGAGACTGGTGTAGATTCATATCGACTAAAATATCAAGTATTGCATTTCCATATTCTTCCAGTTGTGTTCTACCATCATATTCTTCTGTTTGAGACAGCTCTGTGTGATGGTTAAATAACGCATGCAAAAGTGCTTTTGCGCTATCTGAAGGAAGATCTTTTGGTGTAATAGCAAATTGTTTGTCAAATTCACTGGGAGTAAGTAATAAACAATGTATTAGTTTACCTTCTACCAGATATTTGTCAATTGACTCTTGCTTACCTTTAAGCACATAGTCATTGTAAAACAGCTGTGGTGAATAAAGCAATCTATTAAGACCGCTATAAGAAAGGGTAAAACGATTAGAGAAAAACTCTTCTTCTAATCTTAACCTTGTTCCAGCGTCGATTGCATCTGAATTAAATTTATACATGGACTGAGGTCTTTGAAAAATTAAAATTTGCTTCTTCAGGTGTAGATAATACTTTTATATATACACCTGCATGGTTCTTGTCATAAGACCAGTAACTACCATCTACCATAAGGGGTAGTGGTAGCATCTCTTCAACAGAGTCATCCGCTAACCACCCGTGATGAGTCATCTCATCTTGGATTGTTTGACATGGATTAATAAAGTCCCATCGATGCTTAGTACCCCGTACAAAATGGAATCCTACAAAAAAGGGTTGGGATTTTCCTATACATTGCTCTACAAAAGCTTTTCTGTAAAAACTCCAGTATTGCATAGTGTTTTTCCTCCAGGTTTGAGTTGCTTTAGAAGCAATGAACAATCCTGATTTTGTACGAATTCTGCTGTTTTTGGACGAGGGTACAGCACCGGGTATAAATATCAACATAGGATACGGATTTCTACAAAATTAACCTATTTTTTAGAACTCACGTATTTTCAGGATGATATTCTTCATATTTCTCTATTGCTCTTTGCAACTTGGGTGCAAGCTCACGTAAGACATTGTCTTTACCGTATTGCTTAACAGAGTCACTTACATCTTTACTCATTGGTAAATACACAAAAGGAAGATTGTAGAGTTCTTCATACTTTTTCATGTTTTTAATACCGGCGTCATCATTATCAAAAAGAGTAATTACAGCTTTATAATTAGCTTTAAATTCATCTATTTGTTCTCTTGATAACGTAGAGTTTTCACTGTCTGGAGCTATAAAATCTATTCTAAATCCTAATGAACGCATGCACATTATATCCTTAAGGGAAGAAACTATTACAAGGTAGTCTAACATTTGTAGTTGATCTGAACCTTGTAAATAGTTTCCAACCTTTAAGAATTTACGTTCTTTATCTAAGGGTCGATAAATTTTGTATAGTTTACCGTCCTTATTAAAAAACCCATACATATGTTCACCTTTAGTTATAAAGGACTCATCATCTTGACACTCAGAACCTTTTTTACGATACATTACATAGTTGTCCAAAGGAACCACATTGTAATGTTCTAAAAGATTGCTGTCAATATTATATGCTGTCCAGTATTTTGCATCATTTGTATTCCAGATTCGAGGTGTGTAATCTTTGACTCTCCAGGTAGCACCTTCATAAATAGCGCGATTAAAAGTCTTACCGCTATTAAGAAACTCGACATAATCATCAATAATTTTCTTAGTTGCAGCATGAAAATCAATCTTCCATAAGTGTTGCATGAGGTCAATCGCTGAACCCCCAATACCTGTCGAAAAACATTTGAACCTGTACTGTTGGAGGTGACGATTATAATAAATAGACAGCGAAGGGTTTTGGTCCTTACTGTTAAACACACTGCGTATTAAGACGGTTTGTCCGTGCAGCGGTTGAGATAGACTGAGATAGTACTCAAAAATCCAAGTGGAAGGTACTTCTGTAAAATCGTGAACATAATCTCGAACCCTGAACATACAATTGTAAAGTAAAGGGGTGCAGTATTACCCGCACCCCAATTACATTCTTATTTAGTTAAAAATTAAAGTGACAAGTCGTTGAACCCGTTATTAACAGGTGCATAACCACCTGCGCCATTTACGCTAAAACCATCAGATAATGATTCTGCTTCACGCTCTTTTTTAACTGTAATATGTTCTTCAGGATTAAATGCAAGAATGTTACTTGGCATATCACCATCAGGTGAATACGCATAAGGTTGCTGAAGCTTTGTAGGTTTTGGGAAAAACAATGTGTAAGCATCATAACCATTTTTGTTCTTGTATTGCTGACCAGCAATAGTTGTATAAAACCAATAATTTTGATCAGATAGTACATTTTTAGCAGCAGCAACGTAGTCCTCAATTGTAGCTTCATCAATATTTGCTGCACGTAGTGCTTCCATTTTACCAATGTAAAAAGCAAAAGAGTTTACCCAACGAAAAATCTGTTGGTCACGATCTACAGTTTCACCACGCTTATTAGTGTATGTACTAAATGCCCAGAAGTCATGCTTAACATTTGCACTTTTACCTTCAAAGCTACCACGAGTTGGATTCATTGGATCTTTTAACCAACCTTTGAAATCGGGACCCATGTTAGGACCTTCTAGTACAAGAACTAGTTCATACTTTTCCTTCTTTACATCATAACCAGGGGTTTTGAGATACATGTCTACCAGACGAACTTGATGTGTTCCCGGTTCAAGAAGCGGTGAGTTACTGTTTCCACCTGATTGGTTTAAGTCTTTGTTTACGTCAAAGTCATCAATTCTAAAATTCATGGTTTTTATTATTTAAATTGTTAGTTTTTAGTCAATATAAACTTCATTCCAGTGAGTGACTACCTCACCTTCTACTACTTCTGAGATTACAAACTCTTTATTACGAAGATGTTCTGGTCTTGCACCACAACTTATTTCGTCTGTTGTTTTAAAACTTAAAAAGTTCTTATCTCCTTTACGATACAGATAACCAATAGCATCAGCATTAGATGTAGTAATACGTTTTAGTTTACCTGTCAAATCAAGATCCAAAGCTGAAAACTCTGAACCATTTTTTTCTAGTAGCGTGTCTTTAATATGACCTACTAGAATAATATTATCCGCAGCGTGACGGATTAAATCGATAGCTCTGGTAAATGCTTCACGCAACCAGGGATATCCTGCACCATTAGGAAGATTCAAAATTGAACCATACTTTGGTTTACCTTCTGTAAACCAGTTTTTACCCATAGGTGAATCACTGTACAATCTTTCAGCAACAGGAATACACATGTCTTCTAATGCTGTGATTGTGTCAATTGCAATGTATTTATACGGTTTACCCGCTTCAATAATTGCAGATACAATTGGTTTGATGTCTTGTGCAGAATTTACTTTAAGCTTCATTGCTTCTAAGTAGTCTGTTCCATTCTCTAAGTCAAGAATGAGACAATTTTCTAATCCTGCAAGTAGACTGGTCTTACCAACTTTTGGTTTACTAAAAATCACCATAGTCTTGGGACTTTTAGTTAGTGCTGGTGCCTTCTTTGTCGGGAGTACTATTCCCGGTGCTGACACAGCAGCTGGTCGTTTTGCTTCTGTCGTTACTGCCATATTATTTGTTTTTCAAAATGACCTTGTTCAACCAAGGTTTGTTAGAGACTGGTTTGTTTTGAATGATAGCATACAAATCACGAACTGTTAGTTTGTTAAAGTTTGCATCTTCCTCTTCTCCATGCTCTAAAAAAGTTGCTACTTCAGCTTCTGTCTTTTCAGAAGATGCTTTACGTACATCGTTGTAACTAATAACTTTTTGTAAATGTTCCGCTTTAATGGTGAAGCTTCCATTTCCGCGATCTTCATAATCACTTTCGAAGTTTGGGTTATACTTTAATAAGTATAAACACCTATCTTCTTCGATTACATCATATTGAAAATTAACGTACTCGACAAGCATATCACCTTTTGATAGCTCGGTTCCATAGCAACTAATTACTTGATAATTTTTGCCGGAAGGTTTATATAAAACTTTAGGTACAACATACATGTCTTTGAATGTTGTAGCAACTAGAGATTCCTTCCAAAAATCTTTAATTGCTTTTGTTTTTTCGATTCTTACTTCTGAATCTGGTTTAGCATAAGCTGGTTTCTCATCAGATACTGGTGTTGAATACATATATTACTTTTTAATTGATACTGTTGATACGGGATAAAGCTTGTCGGTATTATTTAGTTCATGGAGTTTAAAATTCCTGAATTCACCTAAAAACCAAAGCATGCCTGTTTCTGAATTCCGTGATTTAAGAATATGCATAGCCATTATATTTTTATCATGAATGACATAACCTTGTGGACCATATTCAAAAATGTTAAAGTCACCAGGTCTATTGATTGCGATAAGTGTATCAGCATGTTGCAATAAAGCATCAGAGCCAAATACATCGCTAGGAGTAGGGAAGTTTCCCGTACTACGTGGTTTTCTACGTTCTACTCCTTCAATTTCTCTGTTCATTTGCGTCAACACTATAAAAAGACAGTTGTATTGTCTCTTTAATTCTGTTAAAGCTTCACCTAAACCATATAATTTATCAATGACGGTCCGTTCTTCTGAACTTCCTTTCACCAAAAGGGTATGGTCTAGAGTTACAATTATTTTACTGTCAGGATGGTTTTCGCAGTATATTCTGACAGCTTCCTTAATTCCCGCAACTGTTTGTGGTTTTTCTATAAAGTGGTAGGGTAGATCTTTTGGAATTGAAGCTACATACCTGCAAGCAGCTTCATAGTCAGCATCTGACAATACAGATCCTACACTATTCAATTCTTGCATGCTTTTTGACAACTTACCAGCTATCTGACGTTGAGCACTGATACGTGTAAGCATTTCAAACTGAAAGTCTAAAACAGCAATCTTTTCATGCGGATTTAAATTAAATGATTCTTGTGATATAATAGCAGCCATTAAAGTTTTACCTGATCCAGGTCTTCCTGCTATGACATTGATTGTATTCCAATCAAGTCCTCCCATAATCGCATTATTAAATTTTTTCCAGGGAGTTACAAGTGAACGGATTTCACCCGTTTTTCGTTTATATATGTGGTCTAAAGCTTCTGCATATCCAACACTGATGTGTTTATACGCACTTGGAAGTGATGTTGGTTTCATCATGAATGCTAAATGAACTGCTAAGGTAACTAAAATGTAGAACTTTACCAAGAAAATCTACAAAATCTACCAAATAATGGCTGGTAATCCTGCTAATTCTTGTAGTTTGTTGCACTGATTAAAGACATCATTGCAATCCCATTGTTGCTGTCTAGCATATGCTGCACTTGCCGGATGAGAACAAAATAATTGATTTGGGTTTAAAAAGAGAAAATTGCTGTATTCTGATGCTTTTTTCCCCATAAATATCCAAGTAATATCATTTCGTTTGTAATTCAAAATATCTATAAGAAACATTATAAAAGGGTGCCATATATCATAATGCTTACCTACTTTACCCACTTGTGTAGTAAGAGCGGTATTTAATAGTAGGACTCCCTGGTTTGACCATCTTGATAAGTCTGCTGATTGATCGGCTTTAACATCTTGATAAACAGTCCTTTGTATTGCTTCTTGGATATACCTCAAAGATGCTTCTGGTTTACCTGTTTTCGAGCATGAAAACGCAATACCATCGGCTACACCCAGCTGTGGATATGGATCTTGACCTACAATCACTACTCGGAGTTTATCATAAGGACATGCTTCAAAAGCCCGAAAAACATCCTTTAGTGGTGGTGTAAATCTTAGACCATCCTGAACGGTTTGTTCAAGGGTACAAAAAATGCTTTTAAAGTCTTCACTAACTAAAAAACTTTTTAGTAAGTCTGACCAACCTGATTCTTTAAGTTTCTGAGAAAGTTTTTCAGCAATCTCATAACAGTTTTGATTTACTTGGTTCATTTTTTAAATTTTGTATAATAAGTTGATACTCTTGTTGTTTATCATTACATTTGTAGAACTCATAAATAACATGTATGAAAAAATCCAACCCTCAGCAAAAAGAAAAGGAGGAAAATTTACAAGTAATTGATAGCTCTGCTATTGTATCTATGGAAGTGTCCGCTGGTTTTCAGGCAAGAGTAATAGCTCTTACTGAATATCTTGTTAACCAAAATGCAATGAAAGACGGACAATTAGACTCTGAGACAATTAATAATGCACATCAAGAAATTCAAAATCAGAAAATTGTGACCTCTTGGGTGCAACATTATGAAACCTGTCTAATTTTTGTATATGAATTTGAAAAATTAGCTAAAGAAAAAGGTTTTGTTCGCGATGCTACAGAAGAAGAATTATCTTAAGTAGCATCCGATATCATTACCCAAAAGTAAACAGGTTTCTATAACATTTGAAAGCTCTGCTTTAGAACAGTCACCAAGACTTTTGTAAGTAGTTCTTCCCTCATGTGTTTTAACATAAAGACCTGTTTTTTGCTTTACTAATGCTTTCATCTCTTCAAAAGAGTGACCTGTATAATTTGCAAGCTCACGTATAAGAACGTGAGCATATGCAACTTGACTTAAAGTTTTATCAGCTTTATGCAAGTTCATAAATGCTTCAATGGTATCACCTTCATGAAGCGATTTAAGAAACAGCTTGTACTTTGCTTCCTCTACTGAGTTTGCAGGTACAAGCTTTCCTTCTTTTATAGCAAATCGAATTATTTCGTTATGCATAGGTATTTTCTAAGATGTGAATTTTTGAAGGATCTAAGTCTTCTAAAGCTTTGTTTACCCAACTTTCATCAACAGTATTCTTATACATAAGAATATGAATTGTCGCTGTTTCATCAGGATTTAAACGTAATAGACGACCTATTCTTTGAGTGCTTTTTCGCTCATTACTATAAGCGTGCATGATGATGCAATTTCTTAAGTCAGGTATATTTACACCTTCACTAAGAGAAAGTACGCAACTTAATCTATCTATTTCACCAGTCTTAAAAGCTATTAGATTTTCGTCGCTGTGAGGATTATTACTATGATAACTGTTTGGTAAAATATTATCAGCTTGTGCTTGTGTATTACAAAATACTAAGCACTTACCTTCAATATTCTGAAGAAGGCGTTTAGCATATCTCATCTTACCTGGATAGTTCATAAGAGAAGTCATCCGCATAATGCGTGTAATTTGTTCATCTTTTGGACCTACAGCATTATAAACTCTATCGCACCAGTAAGCATAATTAGCTTGTTCGCTTGAATAGAATTCTTTTTTAGCAGTTTTAACCAAGTAATCTTTTCTATCAGATAATATAATCGGATGAATAATTATTCGATAGTCATTTAATATACCGTCTTCAACAGCATCATCTGTAATATAAGTATAAGTGATTGGGCAGAATCGGTCTACCATGTACCCCTTCTCACTGTTTTTAAATCGTGGAGGTGTACCCGTCAGTCCTAAAATTATACCCCCATATGTAGCTAACCAAAGCTCATGAGAATAAAGGAGACTGTGACATTCATCTAAATAAATAGCTTGATATGCAGCATTGTCTTTTTTGGTAAGACTTAAGTATGTTGTAAATTCCATACAGTCTTCTAAATGAGAAAGCGCAAACTTCTTAGCATCATCAACCCATGTCGTATAAATTGACTTTTTGGGTGCAACAACTAAGAATTTGCGCATTCCTTGATTGACATATAAGTCATTCATATGTTTTAGACCTATGAGTGTTTTACCAACTCCCATAGAAATACCAAGACCGCTGCGAGTTCTTCCAGCAACAGATTCTAAAGCCTGCTGCTGGATATTCTCGCGATTATTCATTATCTGATCGGTTGTCTGGGTGTTCTTTTAATAACAGGAGCATCTGCAATTACTGTTTCTTCAACAGGTGTTTGAGCAAGTGCTGCAGGTTTTGGTTTACGTGGACCCCTTTGTTTTTTTGGTCCGGGGTTAGTTTGTAAGTTTTGCTGAGATTTCGTATTGGTTTCTTGATTACCACCAACAGTACGTGTTTTGTCTACCCAGTAAAAGCCTAAAAGTTTAAGCATTAAAAAACGACGCAGTGTATTAGGTTTTACCTCATACCATAAGCAGAATCCTTTTTCCGCTAGTGCATCTTCTTTACTTGTTGCTCCTAAGCAATAGTAGCCTACAAATTTTCTCATAGTTTTGATTTTAAATTAATTTTTGTGTTATACTCTTGATTCTGAAAGATTTAATTCTTTAGCTTCAGCTGGATGTTCTTCTACCCACTTGTGACAGTTGAGACATAATTGAATCCATGTAGTTGGGTCAAGGTAATATTTTCCTCTTCCACGTTTATGGTGTATTGTAAGGTTTTCTGGTCCGCATCCTTGACAACCTGGTAGTTTAGCTGCACAACATTGTCTTCCGGGTTCAGATAAGAATCGTCTACGTAATACAGAATAAAGTTCATCCAAAGGCTTTCTTTTATCAGATACAGGTTTAATAGTGCTTTTTGCAGGATACTTTGGAGGTTCTTTACGATACCAGCAATCTTTGCAGTACTTATCACCTTCAAAGTTTTTCCAAATAACTTTTTGTTCCCCACAAGCAGCACAGGTTTTTAATTTTGGTTTAATCATAGACAGTAAATCCTTGTCAACATATAGTTGATTAAAGAAATTTCATTTAACTTTTTTAAGTCTCTAGGTTATCGTCGATAAAATCTGCGTCTGAGAGTTTTTCAGAAAGATCGATGTCGGTTAGGTCTTCAAACGCTTCTTCAATTCTAACTTCTTCAGCAAATGTTTCAGGAATTGGTATATCAGCATATTCGCCGTCTTCCAATACAGAACCATGGAAGGGGTTATTTACTTCTTCACCCCAGTTTTGCGCAACCATGAATTGAAAATCCTCATCGGTCATTCTGAGATACTGCTCTAGACTCATTTCAACGACTTTACCATTTGGCAAACTCACTATCATGATTCTCAGAATTATGACAGCTAAGATAACCATATTGTAGAACAAATATACAACAAGTTCTATAAAAACAGGAATATATCGCTAATAAAAAAACCGGTTACAAAATGCAACCGGTTCTATGTCACAATTTTTCAAAAAAGCGTGACATTTATAAATCTAATTTTGCTTCAGGAAAAGTGTAATCATCAATGAATTTCTGAAAAGTACCTGACCAAACAGGTGCACGATTACCTTTAGAGTAGACACTAACTATTTGCATTTCACAGTTTAATGTAATTTTTACATCCACATTAAGATAACTTACTAAGCTGATACCAAATCCTGTATCTAAATACTGTTCTTCTGGAGGAAGCATTCGGCAGAATATCATTCTTGCAAGGATATCTGGTTTATCCCAGTGTAATTTCTTTGAAAGCACTACATACAGGTCTTGTATTATTTGCTTACCATACCTGACAGTATAGAGATAAAGAGCCATATTTAGGTCTCTTATCTCTACCTGCCCGGTATAATCTTTAATTACCTGTGGAACCAAATCCTCCTGATCCTCGTTCTGATTCTGATAGTTCATCTGATTCATACAATTCTACTTGAGGGTAAGGGATTATTACAAGTTGAGCAATTTTATCACCCTTCTTGTAAACAATTTCACCGTAATAACGGGTATTAAATGTTGCTTGAATTTCACCTCTATAACCGCTATCAATAACTCCTACGGAATTGCTTAACGCAAGTTCGTATTTACGAATAGAGCTACGTGGAAAAATTAAACCAACATAACCTTCTGGAATCTCAACAGCTAGTCCTGTTCCATAAGTAACTTGTTGGGTATCTTGACTAATAATTTGAGTTGCAACAAGATCTAAACCAGCGTCACCTGGTTTTGCATATTGTGGGATTACTGCGTCTGAACGAAGTTTCTTACACGCAACACGAATGTTCATATAATTTACGGTTTTTGATTAAAATCTTTACAGTCTTCTTCCATCCATACAGGATCATAGTCATAAGGAAAGTCCCACCATCCACTTTTTACAGCATACTCATTAGCTTTTGGATGTGTAGATTTTTGCTTTTTATAATATGACCAGTACAAATGACAATGAATATGTGCTGAATTTTTGTCTTTATTACTGCGAGAATGAACGCAGTTGTGACAGTTAGTTTGACTCATTTGGTTTAAATATTAGCGTAAATTGGTACTATAAGTATCAAAAAACGAGAAAAATTAAACCAGAACTAGGTTAATTCATCATTGTTTTTTGATTGTCTTTCAAGATAATCTTCTAAGTCTTGGAGACTTTCAGCTTGATTTTTAATCTCGCTATCAAATTGAGAGCTAGACCATCCTGCAGCAACTAAAGCACCTCGTAAAGTATTAAATACTTCTTCTAAACTAGTGTCCCAAGGAAGTTCTATAGTAACTTTTACGTCATAGTGCTTAATTGTAAGCTGAAATGGTTCTGGTGTTTTTGAATAGTTAAGCATGATTATTGTGATTTTTTCACAAAAACAGGTATGTTTTATGTGATAAGTTCTACAAATATAGATATTTTGGAGAAGTTTTAGCTTCTTTTAAAATATTTCTTACTTCGTAAAAGTACTGCATATCAGTAACACCTGCATGCTCTAGAAAATTCACTACTGTTGCAAATTGTGCATATGCTGACTCGCGATGTCGATGAATATAATCTTGTGCCATTTCATCAGGAGTCATGCGCTTGGATTGTTTTACTATCTCAAACATAAAAAGTAGGGGGTGCTTTTATACACCCCCCTTTTTTAATCAATCAAATACCCTTGAAATGGTTTCATCAAAGGGGTTAAATTCAACTTGGTTGTAGCTATAGTACTGACCATTATCAAACAACATTTTATCGTGTTCGTCATGTGTTAATACACCAGTTCCTTCCAATAAGAACTCAATTGATGGAATACTACGCCAAGACTGTTCAGTAGTCTGGGTGTAATGAATTTGAGCTGTAGATTCTAAGATGTGCTTATGTCCTACAACTTCACCTTCACCTAAAACAATACGTTTAGATGATTTTTGATATGGCTTTTTCATATAAATTAGGTTTCTGAATACATTAAAGTTAAATACTGTTCTTTATCTAGATGATAAGGATTAACAGGTTTAGAATCTATCGATGTTTTAGCTACAATGATGTCCCCTTGACGATATATTTTTTCAATATGACTTTGATCTACACGTATCGTCCATGCAATTGCACGAATTGCATCAGGTTTATCTGTATCAGTTCTCCATCGTGTGCCTAAAGCAGCTTCTCTTGGAACATATAGCCAATATTCACGATTAGTAGTAGTACACCAACAACGAACAGCATATGCATCATTCGAGTCTTCTAATCTTGTTCTTCCCCAACGATCTTGACCTCCACGATATAATTTTTGTGCAGGTATTCGATATAGTTCATAAACATCTAAAAACTTGTGTGTATAAGGTTTATTATCTGCATCCCAGCGCGTTCTTTCCTTTTTAATAGTCTGTTTATCTAAAAGTTCTGGTCCGAGATCTTTAAATAATTTACTTACACCTATACAATTAAAGTAAACACGTCTTTTTTCAATGTTACTTTCTTGCAATGCTTCATTGACTGATATTGGTGTTATACTATCCCACATATCAAACAAAGTTACTGAAAGTTCATTATAAGATTCATGCGTAATAACTTCTTTTTGAAAATCACTGTAGTTCTCGTATTTTGTTTTCCAAGCTTTACAGGCTTCATCAAAAGTGAAATTGTTTACATGATCAACAATATACTTGTGTTCTTTTAAATTACTCATTTTCATCATAGTTTTCGTCATGATTTGCCAAATCTAAATCTAAATAGATACCTTTTTCTTCAGTATTTGCTACTGAAATAGATACATGACGGTTATCAAATACAAGTAATTCTGGATTTTTAGGATGAGGTTTCAGATCTTCCTGTGTTATTGCAATACTAGTATTCCAATACCTCATATCATCATTTGAATAATCACTAGTATCTAAATGATCATTAATGGTTTCTTCTAAAGTATTTTCTAAATGATCACTGAATTTTTCATGCTCTTTAGAAATAAAACCATTTTTTATAAAGTAAGTTGTTTCAATATTGAAATCATCATTGTAATCACCGTCAATGTTTACTCTTAGTTCTTCAAATCCTAAAATTTTTGGAACTTCAATTTGAAACTTACAATCAAACTGCATGGTTTCATCTTCAGAATAGTAGTCGATACCAATAAATGCTTTTTGTGTAGAACTATACTGAGCAGAACCATTTGCAGAATATTCACCTGCCCATGAACCATAGTCTAAAAGATCATACATTCTGTCTACTAATACATCAATCATTGGATTGTCAGCTACTTGTTCTCCGTCTATTTGGAAATAAGCCCATCCTGAATCTCCACCGCCTTCCCAGCAGATTTCAATTTCTTTACCTTCGTCAGATAACTTATCTAACCAGGTAATTACGTCTTCAATTTTAATAGTTTCAGTTTTTGACATAGTCGAGTTTTTCTTGATTAATTTCTTTTAAAATTTTACGTCCTTCTCCAGGTTTGTACATCCAACCTGTTTGAGACATATTATCTAAATAATCTTTGATTGTAGGTATAAAACCTATATCTTCAATACAATGCTGCTCACCGATTGCTCTTACTGGTACCATTTTACCATCTGAATTAGTAATATAAATACCAAATTTTTCTTCACACCAAAAGATACCTTCTGAGTGATGCCGTAAAGCGCGATGACGCATGTCTGGATAATGAGCTTTTGTCTCATCAAACCAGTTATGAATGGGTAAATAATCTTCAACTATTCCACCATACTTTTTTACTGAGCTAATACTGTGGTGTAATGGATGACTCATTCCTTTTTATTTTTATCAATAGCTTTTAAAATTGCATAAAGTAATATTATAACAATAATTCCAATACCTGTCATAATTTAAAATATATATCTAATGTGATTCCAAGGAATAACCTCATTATGTAGTTGAACAAACTCATTAATATATTGAGACTTTAAATCGTGTTTATAACGTATGTTAAGTCCACCATATTGAGAAATTTTATCTTCTTGTATTTGAGGATTCCATAATAATTCTTCACCAGTTAGGTGATTAGAAATGTTATATTGATGTTTATTACGATTGTGTGTAAGAAATATAACTTCAGCTTTAACCTGATCTTTATACTTTCTATCCACAATAGCATCAACACCTTCAAATAACATTCTGTACTGCGTTAACCAATTTTCTGTCACAATAACAGGAGAAAAGTTAATGTGTACATCGTAACCAGCTTCTATAAAATTATTAATAGCTCTTATCCTATCTATAATTTTTGTAGTATTTGGTTCCAATACATCAGCATACTTTTGAGGCATTAAACTAAATCGTATGCGAATTTTTTTATTTGGGTTATAAGTGAGTAAATCTGAATTAACATACTTTGTAGCAAATGAACCCATAGCACGGGGATGATCTACAAAAAAGTCAAATATTTTCTGCCACTTATGATATTTTAAATGAAGTGCAAAGTCTTCATTACAGGATATGTCATATGTAACATATTCTGGATGTGTTTGATTAGGTTTATCTACAACAGCAAACCAAGCATGATTATTAATAGCTGTAAGAATGTCACCTGTATTTGTTGCAACATCTAGTCCTTCCGGTTTATGTCGCTTCATATAGCAATAAGTACAATTGAATAAACAACCGTGTCCAAAACTCGGAGAGATAAAGTCTGTGCTTCTTCCGCTCTCACGAATTAACATAGACTTCCTCTCCAATAGTTTCATAAAGAATGACTTGTTTGTTGATTGTAAAAATTTAACGTAATTCTTTCTTCAATTTCTTCATGGTTTGAAGGTTTTATACCATCTTGCCATTCAATTTTACCCACTTCAAAAAGTGCATTGTCTAAGTCATGATGAAGTTCTACGCTAAAAGGGAATACTTCGTCGGGTTGATATTCATCTTCCCATAAAATACCACTTGTTACATAAGATCCTGAGTGATAAGTTGTCTGACCGTAAGGTCGTTTGCTAATGTTGATGTCGGTTTTCTTACTCATTTTCTGATATTGTAATGTTATTCTGTTTTCTGTACTCGATCTCTTTAAGAATAAGCTTTAAATGCCAGCTTTTTTCTCTTAGGTTTAATGTTTTTTCAGTTTCATGTAACCGTAATAGTCTACAATAGCTTGTAAATGATTATCTGTAAGTTTATCTAGTGTAATCCACTTAAGATTTTCATTCATGTCCTTACCTCTAGTTCCTCGTGTAGCAACAGTGCGAACTATTTCATAAGGATCATCGTC